GTTGACTGTGGGACTGGAGTGACGCCCAGAGCCGCCAGAGGCGCTGACAGCGCGTTGGTCGGGCTTGCCGCGTAGCCCGCGAACTGCCCCTGCGCCGCGTCAATCAGCGCTTGCTGCAAGCCCTGCTGCAATAGGCCGGCCTGCTGTTGTTGGGCGGCGATTGTTTGGCCGGTGTTGAACGCTTGGCCTGCCAAGTTGCCGAGCTGGTTGGCTGCGGCGAGCTGCTGGCCTTGATTGCCCATGAGCGCCGCCTGATTGGCCAGCGAGGCTGCATTCATCGCGCCGGCGTTGTACTGCCCAGCTTGATTGCTTGCCGCTTGGTTGCTGAGATTTGCCGTGTTCAGCGCGCCAGCTCCAAATTGCCCAGCTTGGTTGCTTGCTGCTTGATTTGCGAGCCCGGCTTGGTTTGCAGCACCGGCAGAGAATTGAGCTGCCTGATTGCTGGCGCCTTGGTTNGCTANNTTGATTTGCTGGCCCAAGTTGGCGGTTGTCGTGCCGGCCTGCAAGTTGGCGCCTTGGTTGGCCANATCCGCCTGCATGGTGTTGCCGATGTCTTTGAGCGCTGCCTGTTGAGCTTGGCCGTAGCCGACCTGCCGGAGCTGCGCCGCCGTGTTAGCCGCTTGCTCTGCGAAGTTTTTGAGGCTTTCGCTTTCCACCAGGCCGTGCCGNGATCCGCCAAACGCCTTAGCTGCGTCCGCTTGCGCGCCGATCTGGTTCATCGTTTTTAGCTGCGTGCCAGCAAGATCATTCAGCGCAGTCTGCACAACCTGATCTTCGTATGGGTTTGTGTATGACTTTAAGTCTGTGCTGGAAAGCTGGCCGGCGGTGACGTTGTTGGCCGTGACCGGGTTGACGTTTCCAGCTTGCGCCGCGTCGTAGCCGGTAGCTGCCATTTGCGCAGCGTCGTAGCCCGTCGCGCTCGTTTGTGCCGGGTTGTATGTGCTTGCCTGCACCAGAGGCGCGCCCGCATTCATCACGTTTTGCGTGCCTTGCATCGCCTGTTGCAGCCCGCCGGCGGCCGCTTGGTTTACGTTAAAACCACCCTGCGGAGCTATGGGAGGGCGCCCGGCAGGTGTCGCAACATCATTAAACATAGGGCGAGCGCCGGGGTCTATTGGCATTTTGTTCGCGCCAGGCGCTGCTAAATTAGGCGCATTCATCGGTATGCGTGGGCCTGCACCTTGCGGCGCCATTGGCTGCACCATGCCTCCGCCCATTCCGCCTTGACCAGCCATTATGCTTCTCCTTTAACTAGGCCAACCACAAAGAATTGGACTGATCGCGCGGCGAAATGCAGCGCACCTTTGAGTGTTCGTTTTCTGCCAGTGGCAAAGTCGATGTAGCCGCGAAACTCGCTGTAATGCTCAGCGGCTTTGCCTTGCTCAATTTTCTTGCGCCCCAGGTGGCGATAGCCGCGCCGTATTGCTTCGCCCCACCAGCGGTCATGCAGGTTGTGCATGCACCATACAACAGCCTGACGCTTAGTCTTGTAGTTGAAAGCTCCGGCCGCAACTGCGTGGGTGGCGACAACGCAGCCACCGTCGTCATCATCGCTCTCGGTTGAGCTTGAGCTACCGGGGCGTGACGGCGGCTTTACGGATGGATCTGGCCCAGTGCTGGGATCATCNACATAGGCGCCGGTAGCAAAGTCGTAAGTCATGCCNGGTGGGGTTGCGGCAATCATCTCCGCCAGCGTTGGCGTTTCAATGGGGTTGTTCACTCCGCCCGGCTTTTCGCTCTCGTCAAAGAGGACGTTGCCGATCAGTGAGCTTGAAGCAATGCCGGTCACAGCTTCGCCGAGGTCATTAACAAACTGCGTGCCAATGCCGGCGGTGGAGGGGTCGGTTATACTAGGGTCTGGGTTTGTAAGAAATTCTGTCGCTTGCATGTCAGCGCCCGGCAGCCACGCCTCAGCGCCGCCAGTTTGGTCTAGAATGTCCGTCGTAATTCCAAAGCCTGTCGATTGGCCAAAGGGGTCGCTTTCTGCTGCGGCTGCCTGTGCGTCATAAACATTACCGAAGGCGTTAGCGTAGTTGCTACTGCCTGGATTGGTCGCCAGCGTGGCTTGGTCGTTTTGCACAGACGTCGGCGTTTGGTTGAAGATCGTCGGGTCCGGCTGCACTGCTGAGTTTACATTTCCAACCCCGGCGTTGATGTTTGCAATTGCCAGATCATTTGCCATCTGCGCGTTGGCCATGTCGGTAGCGGTCGCGTAGTTGCTGTAATCAGTCGGGGCTTGCACGTTTGCGCCCGGAGCGCCGGTGTAAGGGTCAATGAAGAATGAGTTGATGTAGTTGTACTGACCGGGGCGGTCGGCAGCGAACTCGCTCATCATGTTATCGTACAAAGGCTTCGCGCTGTAGCCCATCACGCCATTGCCGAAATCAGTCGCCGGTCCCATGCCGCCGTAGGCAGCGCTTGACCCTGCGGCTGGGGTAGCCATCCCGAAAGCTGACGCTGCGTTCGCGGTGTTGTCAAACGATGCGTTGGCCATAGGGGTAAACGCAGCGACAGACGGTCCATACTGCGGCACAAACCCGATCTGCGACGCCTTTTCCGCTTTGTTCAANTTGGCCTGCGCCGCCTTTTCAATATATTCTGGGATTGTCACTTCGCTCGTCGTTGAGCCGCCTTTTCCGCCAGACATTTATATCTCCTTCACATAGGATTGGTGCAGTGGCTTCCAACCGTGTTTTTTCAAGTGCTTTTCCCAGCCGAAGCGCCCGGTGATGCTTACGCCGCTGCAGCCTTGATCTTGCGCCCAATTTATCACGTCATCGTGCATGCTTAAAATTTCCGCGAGTGAGCCCCTGTCTCCGCCACCCAAAAACACGTTCAGGACTTTTTTCTGCGGGTAAACGATTAGCTCAGTAACAATGCAGCAGTTTTTGCTCGGCCAAAGCTGCATGGTGCCCTTGTAAACACCTTCGCAGATGTCGATAAAATCGTGCGTGCCGCCGCTGTACTCAAGCGCGCTTTCAATCCAGCCCCGGCAACGATCCAAGTCACTGCTTACCATGAGCCGCCCGTGAGCGCCGCGCGCTTCCATATATTAGCAGAGCCGTCGTGACTTGCGGTGCAGATGTAAATGTAGGACGCATCCCAGCTCACCATGCCAGACACGTCACCGGCAGCTCCGACGCTTGACGCTGGGGCTGATTGCTTCAGCACAACCTCTTTGTAAGATCCGCCTTGGCTGACAACTGGGCGTGCGTTTGCACGGTCAAACATAAAGTAGCCGTTTTGCGCGGCGGTTTCGTCACCAGTTTGCTGCACAATGGCGGATCGCGTCTGAGCCAAGTAAACCATCAAGCGGCGCGCCCAGGTTGACCAATCGTCGCCGGTGGGCTCCGGCGCTTTGTAAGGTACGCTCATCGCCGGCCACCGCTGACGACGTCAATNCGGTTAATACCGACCCGCCAGTCCGCAAGGCGCTGNCCCTCGACACGCATTCTAAGTTGACGCCCGGTGAANCGCACGCTGGTAGGGTTTGAAAGTGAGTAGGGGCCGTAGCTGCGCTCTGTTCCGTTGGGGTAAAACCGCGCCTTGAACACGGCGTTGACGTCGCCTTGCGTTTTTTCGTCCGGCAGTAGTTCAGTGACGGACATGACCTGATCGCCGGCGGCAATGCGAAACGGGCCACTTTCGGCAAACGGCGTCAGCGTGCCATAGTCGAAGCCGATTTCATGCTCGTATATCTTCCGGTCGTCAGCGTCCGCCATCATGGGCTGCCGGAATGCGCCACGGTCGGCGCCAGCGGTGCGCGCCAACTCTCCGATGTACCAAGTGTTTTCCACATAGTTATAGACGACGTAACGGTCGTTCTCGGTTGAGCCCGCGCTTGGGTAAAACCACCAGATTTCACCAAACGCCGAGTTTGACACGCCGAATGCTTTGCTGACTTGCGCNTTGTTTAAGTCGTTAAANACATAATCCGAAACGTCAGACTGCAGCTCCTGCACGCGTCCGCCGCTGTATCCGTAAAATGAGCCGACGCCCATCCAGAACGCTCCAGCGTCAACGACAACACAAGCCTGCGCCGCAGCCAAGCCGCAAGATGTGCCGGCACGCTCGATGCCATAGACATAAGGTGGGCCGACGTAATTTGCGACGTGCGCGTCTCTTGACGTCAGGATCAGCGACTGGCCCTGCACGTTGACGCCCGCCATGATGTGGCCGGACGTGTTAAGCTCCAGATCGCCCGCCTCGTTGGTCGCAGCCGCCGTCCAGGTGTTGTTATTCTCGCGGTCGCTCCACTGCACCTTTCTGGGATTGCCGCCAGCGCCTAGGGCAAACAGGAAGCGCTCCTGCGTCACTAGGATGCCGGTATTGCTTGTGGGGGCATTGCTGAGCAGCGCGGCAACCGATCCGGTGTTGAGCGTCCACTGGTAAATCTTGCCGTCATCCGCGTTGCAGGCGAGAAGGTATTCCCCCCAAGGCTGCAAGTGCCAGCTTGTTGCTGGTAGGATGCGCGCCGTGTCTGGACGCGCCACGCCGTAGCCGTGGTATCCGTAAAGCCCGCCGCCGTAGCCCGTGAAGGCCAGCGCGTCTTCTCGCCCGGCAGTAAGGCCAGTCGGGGTGATATCAAACTGAGTGCCGCCGGTGTTCCAGATGTAGAGCTTGTTGTAAGACCCAGCGGCAATCCAACGGTCGTCGCTGTTGTCCGTCCAGGTCAACATGCCGCGCAGCTTGGAGGCTCCGGCCGTGTCAGATCTAGTGCGCCAGCCGCCGATTGGGCGCATAACGCCGTCGTGCCACCTGACTAAATTAGCGTCGCGCCACCGCCCCATGCTCTGCAGGTCAGTCCCATTTCTGTAAACGCCTGCAGGGATGTTCAGATCAATCAATGACATTGACGCCTCGTATCGTGTTTCACGGTATAATGTTACCACATACGTCCTTTAACACAAAAGGACGGCGCGACGGCCGTCCCCCTGCTAAGTATCTGGTGATTGTATTATTCAGCCGCAGGTAATTCAGCCTTCAGCTTGTCTAAATAACCGGCGCGGCCCACTTGCATTTGTTCAATGTTTAGCTCCATGCCCCGGATCTTTTGATCGAGAGAGCCGATCTGGTTGATGCAGTGCTTAGCCGTCTCGGTCAGTTGGCTTTCGGTGTATTCTGCGTCGTCAATCGTAATGACCTTTTGTTCTTCAGTCACGTTGATCTCCTTTCTAGTTTATGCTGCCCAAGGCGTTCCTGCGGCAGTCGTTGGGGTTTTGTCAGC